AGGTAGTCATGGAATCTGCTGCTATTACTGCCCAGCCTTTTCCCTGAATACCTACGATGGCAGTCATGTTTACCCCTTAAAACTATTAGTGTTTGCATCGTAGGCTTTGCCTACTTTGTTTGATTCATCTATTGCTTTTTGAACTTGCTTAGTAGTAGTGCCTGCAGGCTGTATGCCTTGCTCACGAGCAGACTTGTATAAATTTAATTCTGCGTTCCATTTTTTATCAGACATGGAATCTGCTCTACCAGCATCTCCAGGTGATAGTTGGAGTGTTCCTAATTTACATCCAAAGCAACCTTCAACAAACTCTGGATGTTTTTGCTTTTGATGTAAGTTCATAGCGCTGTTATGTAATCTCCGTAGTTGCCACCAATGGCAGCATTTGTTAAACGGTCTTTTGTTTTTTCATCAATAACATAATTGTGCCCACCTAAATAAACCTCAGAGGCTGCAAAAGTTTCAGTCTGTGATGGAAAACGATATGAAGAATATGTACCGTCAATCATCATTACTGTCACGCCACGGTGAATTGCGTAGCGGGCTAAGAGGCGGTGCCAACCTGCAGGTGTCTCTGCAACTGATGGTGTTGTGAATAAGTATTCAGCCATTATTCCTCCTTGTTGATGTAGAGAGAGGGCGGGCGAACCCGCCCCCTCAACTACTATTTAATTAAGCCTGAATTGAAGAAGAAGATTCAATTCGGTATAGCGCTGCTTCACGGTAGCGTGAGAAGCCGAGTACGCCGTACCATCCGATTGGACGGAAGCGGAGCAAACGGTCTGTGACTGGTCCGATAACAACATTTGGCTCTTGAGCAACTGCCTCAGCAAGTGCTTGCTTACCTGCAACGATTGTGCGGTAGACAGCAGTTACTGGAGTTACTGTTACAACTGTTGTCGCTGTAACTGCAGCAGTGTTTGCTGTGTCTACAGTGATTGTGGTTGTTGAACCTGATGTAACCAAAGATGTAATCTTTGCACCAGATGCAATACCTGTACCTGAAATCTTATCTCCTGCTTCTGCAGAAGTAGCGATTACAGATGATGAAGCAACACCAAAGGTGTAGCCTGATGAGGTACCAGCAACTGTTACTGCTGTAGTAGCAAGTGTTGACTGGTCAGCACCATCTACACCGCGGTACATACGAGGTGTTTCAATGAACATTGAACCTTCAAAAGTACCGATGTTGCCAGCCCAGAATTGACCCTGACCTGTCTCTGCGTACTTGTGTAGGTCTTGCCATCCGCCTGAACCTGTTTCTGCACGAAGGTCGTGTGAAACTTCTGGGTGGATACCTGTCCAATAAAGTGAACCTTCACGAGGTACAGCCTTATTAGCACGGAGTTTAGCAACTGCCTTGCGAAGGTTAGCAGCAGTGATTGTGTCAGTTGCTGTAACTGTTGCTGTTGATGTGCGTGCAGTTGATGATGCTGAGTAGATAACATTTGTGCCTGCGCGGAGAGTCTCCATTGCAAGGCGGTCAAGTGAGTCAGCCATGTTGAACGCGATGATGTCTGCTACTGCAGGGTCAACATCTGATAGTGAGAATAGTTGCAACTTGCGTGTAACAAGTGATGCATTGCCATACTCGTTTAGTGTTACAGAAACTGTTGTTACATCTGACAGTGCTACTGCATCTGGGTCAGTTGTTTCTGTGAGTGATGCGGTTGCTGGTGACAAGTCGTTGTAAATTGAGAATACAACACTTGAACCTGGCATTGCTTGCTGAGCAGGGCGCTTGTCTGCAACTGAACGAATCAGTGGCTGAGCACGAAGCGCGAACTCAACATAGCGGTCATACGCTGTTTTGATTAAGCCAGCGATTGCTGACGAATCTGTGTATGCCATACGGGTTCACCTCCTGGTGATTGGTAGTTTGTTTAATAAACAGAAATACCGAGAAGGGTGTTAAGTTCAGCAGCATTTTTCACATTAGCCATCTTTGAATACATATCTTCATCTATTCCTGGTGGAGTACCTGTTGATACGACATCATTGATTCGCTGTTGTGCTTGTAATGCTGGGTTGTTTGATGCAGATTTGCTTTCGCTTTCTTCACCAGACTTAACTCCAAATACATCGCCATATTCATTTAGCCAATTTGTAACTGCTTCTTCCGAAGCATCCAAATCTTGCGGAACAAACGCTGCGACCTTTGGGTTAATACCTTTTGCTGTCAACACATCTTTCACGGTGCGTTGACGAGTTGCAGATTTCAAAGTTGTTGACTCTTGTTCAAGTTCCTTAAGGCGCTTTTCAAGTGTGCGGTTTACTTTGCGTAACTGCTTGACGACATCTTGAGGTTGGTCCTCAAAATCAAAATCGTCATCTTCGTCATAATTGGTAGCCATCTACCTATCTCCCTTTGTTAGTTGTATTCGCAATCCACAACAAGGCTTGGGGAAACCATGTTGGCTATTGCTACCAGTCTTTTACGCTCCCCTGGGCTGGTAGGTCAGGGTGAGGATTCTTTTATATGCTGGATTCGGTTTTAAGTGAACCAGTGGATATGCCAGCAGAGCCTGAGAAGCGTGCTGCTTCACGGGCTGCTCTGCGTTGGGATTCCAATAGCAGTTGTTGGTCTTGTCCAAGAACTGCAGTTACTGCATTAAGGTCTGAGTAACCTGTGCCTTCAATAGAGGCAAGGCTGCTTTGAACATTAGCCATATTACGAGCCTTGCCAAATTCTGTCTTAAGACTTACAAGGTCTTGTGTACCAGAGGCGTTGATAAATGATTCCGCAACACCTGCGCCGACTTGACCTTCTCCAAATGAGAAGTTCGTGGCTGCAGCAGCAGCGCCAATTTCAGCAGCACGGGCTTCTTTTTGCACAATATCTAAACCAAGTGTTGGGTCAAGAAGGTATGAGATAGCCCCTGATTTGCTTACTCCATAGTAATTATTAAGTGCTGCAACTACATCAGAGTTTTTATTAACACGGTCAGCAGCAATACCTACGCGAGTTTCAAATTCAATAGGTGATACTTGACTTGCAATATATGTACCATATTTTGCAGTAGTTCCAAAAAGGTTTGTATCAAGACCATGGGCACGAAGAACTGTATCGTATGCTTTTTCTGTACTGATATATGTTGCTTCGTTCATAGCCTTACCTGCCTTGGCTAGAGTAGCCATACCAGGAAAGCGAGCCTTGTATTCATCGGTTCCAACAAGGTTAATTTTAATTTGAGATGCAGTTAAATCTTGTTTAATGTATTCATCAATTTTATCTGCAAGCGTACCAAGTCCAGCAAGGCGTAGGTTTGCACGGAAATCTTCAATGGCTGTTGTGGCTGCAGTACGAGTTGCTGTTTGTGCTGCAGTTGGTTGACCAAGGATTGTTCCATCTGAGGCACTACCTGTTGCTGAACCACTTGGTGTTGAACCACCTGTTCCAGAAGTGCCACCTACAAAATTTCCTGAGGAGTCGTATTGCCCACCTGGGGTTGGTGTGCCAGAAGCACTGTATCCACCTTTAACAAGTGGAACACCGTATTCTCCGTATTGTCCAGATACTTTAGCAGTTGCTTCTTCAAGTGACATGCCACCAGCAACAAGTGCTTTAATTTCATTTTCTTGCATAGCCTTGGCAAGTGCACCAGTATTCATTACTCCGCCAGTTGCACCAGCAGCAGCATATTGTTCTTGAGTTAAACGATAAGCGCCAGTAACATCTCCGTAGTATGGAGTCATCTGTATTTGACCTGGTGTTGCTACTCCTACTGATTGAAAACCGCCACGGTCAGGGGCAAGTGATTGGTCAAAAACATATTGACCATTTTGAATAGTAATACCTTTAGTGCTGTTAAATCCTAATGACTGAGCCTGGGCAAGGGTTACTGGTTTTGCTTTTTCTGCAGGTGCAGCAGCCTTTGGAGTTACTGCAGGGGCAGGTGCAGTTGTACCACTTGCTTTTGCAGCAAGTTGTCTTTCCATTTGAGCATCTGTTAGTGCCATTATCCCATGAATCCAAACTGCTTCATCAAATCTACAGCCATATTGCTATAGGTTTCTTTAGCGTTTCTAGTGTACTGCCACAACGGGTCCTGCTTAACGGACTTGGTAAAGTCTGCAAAAGTATTAGCAGCGTTCTTTTCTTTGTTTACAACTTTATTCATTAAGTCGTTCCAAGTAATGTTTTCAGGTGCAACTTCAAGAAGTGTAGCCATCTGATTGCGGTATGTGCTTGTCACATCATACAGGGTGCGACCTTCTTTAAGCGAAGCAGCAAACCAAGGGTTGGCATCTATAGACTGTTGCTTGATGCTGTTTAAATAATACTGGGCATCTTTGCCATCGGCAGGGTTAAGCAAATCTCTTTGCATATAAGCAAGTTGATTTTTATCTAAGTTAACACCGTACTTAAGAGCCTGGCTTTTGAGTTGGTCAACATAACTTCCAATTGCTCCGCCACCAGTAAAGATAACTTCTGACTTAGTAGCAAGGTGTTCTTGAAGTTGAGCATCGCTCCAACCGTTTTGGATTGCTTCCATGGCAATGCCTTGAACCATACTTGTATTGTCAATGACTTTGCCAGTAACTGGGTCAATGCTGCGAACAGCAATGCCAAGTTTTTCCATTTGCTGTTGAACATAATCAGTTTGATTAAGCATCTTCTGAGCAAAGGTTGACTTGTTGCGTGGGTCATTGGTTTCAATAAAGAACGAACGCATGCTTGGAAGTGTTTGCTGCCACCAGTCGGTGCCTTGTAGGGCTTCCATAAAGGTTGCTTCTGTCCACTTACCAGCCTTAGCCTTGGTAAAAAGATTATCAATCTGCATTTTTTGTGCAGGATTTTCAAGGGTTTTAAATGTTTTTGTAAGGTAATCTATCCACAATTGTTTTGTATCTACAGTGGGAGTAATGGTTCCAGCGTTTCCGCCAGTCTTTGGTGGAACAGTAGTGTTAGGAGTTACAGCAACTGGTCCTGCAATTTTTTGTTCACCAGGAGCAACTGGTTGAAACGGACTGTCTTTAAGTAGGCTCTTGTCTACTGGGTTTAATAATGCTTTGTATTCATTAACTTTAGTTTCATAATTTGTAGTATCTATACCACGAGCCGTAGCAACATCAAGTTCTGCTTGGGCAGCGTTAATTTTAGATTGAATCTTTGCTCTGTCTTTAACTCTTTTAGCGTTAGATATTTTTGTATCGTAGTTAGTAACAATTGCTTGTTGTGCTGCAATTTGGTCAAGAAGTTGTTGGCGTTTTAATCCAGTTGCTTTTTCAACTTGGCTAGACAATTGATTGATAGTGCGAATTGCAATTTCTTTTTCATTTAAATTGGCTGTTAAATTTGGCATTAACGAACCACCTGTGTTTTCGCAACATCGGCTGCAATAGCCTTGTAGATAGCATCAAGGTAATTGTTATCCTGACGGGCAGCGTACTCTGGAGTATTCTGTACAAAATTCATAATAGCCTGTTGGCGAGCAGCAGCACCGCTATCTGGTCCAAGACCCATAGCAATAACAACAGCCTTTGCGTATTCATTACCTCCAGCATTGCGACCAAGCACCTGTTGATAGACAGCCTGAACATCCGCATCGGCATCTTTGTTTGTATAGACAGCACCCTTTGCACCAAAAGAACCACCAGATTTACTTAGTCCTTCAATAATTTTTACAATATCAACTGAGCCAGCCTTTGGAGTTGCTGTAGAACTACTTGTTGTAGTTGGGCTTGTTGTCATCAAATCACCACCGAATCATTTGCGAAGTAACGGTTAATAAACTGTTCAAACTCTGGAGAGTCTTTCATAAGTTGTGTTGTATACATGTCCATTGCTTGTGCAACATCTGCATTTGCTTTGGCTGTAAGGCTGCGTGAACCACCAGCAGCATCACGCTGTTCTAGTAAGCCAGCGATTGCATCGCGTGCTTCTAAATAAAGTGCAATGTTTTTAACAACTGCACGGTCGCCGTTGTCAGCCATCCACTTCTTGTCCTTGAGTGCTGTTTTCATAATTTCGGCACGGCGGGCATACTTAGCACGGTCAGGTGATGCATACACTGAATACCAATCAAGATTTACTTTAGCCATTTCTTTAATCCACAATGACTTAGCCTCTTTAACGATATTCATTTGCGAGTCTTTGTCATCTGTAATACCGTTTTGTAATTTGTATGCAGTAATTGCTGTTTGCATATTTTGGTATTCAGTCCACCCACGCTTGATGTTAGCCTCAACAAGAATTTCACCTGATGGGCGGTTCTTACGGTATGCGCTACCTGAACCAGGTGCTGCACCATGGTTATATTGCCATTGGTATGCAGCCTGACTAAATGTATATTGACCATCTTTGTCATCAGCAAGAAAGCCCATAAGTTCTGGGTCACCCTTAGCAGAGGCAATAGCCATAAGGTTGCTATGTTTCTTAAGGTTCTGAACTACGCCAAGGCTTGGCTCAAGTCCACCTTCGTTTTTTGAAAGGCTAACTGTTGCCTCAAAGAAATCTGGGTACATTTTAAGAAACTCAGCCTCAGCCTTACCATACACAGGTTTACCAGTAACTGGGTCTTTGTAATTGGCATACTGTGTTTGGAACTGACGGAAAGTTTGTTGGTAGAAATCCATTTCAGGTGACACAGCAAAAGGCATTGCAACTGATGTTAACGCACGAAGGAAATAAAACTTGTTTGTTCTATCTTGAATCTCTTTAACTGTTGGTGAATCTGTACGCTCACCTTGGTTAAAACGATATGTTTCGTAGCGAAGCATCTGGTTGTAAGTACGAACATACAAATCGTTCTTTGTCCATACTGTATTCATACGGCGCAATACGCTTGGTGTAAACAAATCCATAGCGCTCTGTGGCATACCAGCAGGGAAGAAAGGCTCCATAGCCTTTTCTAATGATGGTTGCTGTTTTAAGATTAAGTACGCTGGCAATACTGCAAACGGACCAAAACCTGGGTTTCCAGCCTGACCTTGAGTAATAACATCAAGGCTTGTCAACGGGATATTGATATTCTTAAATGAATCTTCAATGATTGGTCGCCATGACTTAGGCATTGAATCAATAAATCCTTGAGGTACACGGACTACAAGGTTAGCGTTGCCACCTTGAATCTTAGTTGCATCTGTAATCTCATTGCCGTCACGGTCTACAACTAATTGACCATTTACTACCTGTGCAATAGTGCGTGCTGCGTTGGCTGCAATGGCTGGGTCATTAGCAAGCATGCCACCCCAACGCTTTGCAGTATTTTCAAACGCTGCATAGAACGGAAAGAGTAATCGCATTACTTGGCTAGATGATGCACCTGTACGGCGAACAATAGTAAAGAGTGTGCGTTCTACTTCTTGGCGTGAACGCTCACGGGCTGAACGAACAGCACGGTTAACTTCATCGGCTGTAAGTTGCTCTGAACCTTTAATTTCTGCCATGGATGCTATGTTAAGGCGAAGTTCTTTTTCATATACAGTGCTTACCAATGGATGGCGAGCAAACACATCTTCTGGCATAGAGCCAAGAAAGCGCATAACACGGCGGTTAATGGTGTCAATCAAACGCTCTTGGTCTTTGTATTCTTTAGAGGTTGTGACAAGTAAACCATTTAGCGGTGTTAAATTTTCAGGTGCATCTTTAAAACGATTAACAAGAAATTCTTGTATCTGTCCACCAGTAAGTGGCTTCTCGGCATCAGTAGCAGCGCTAAGCATAAGTGCTGTTTCATCATCTGGGATGTAAGCCTTTACAGCGCCACGAGTAGTTTGAATCTTCTCTAAGAGTTCTTCATCTAATTCGCCACCCTTTAGTTTTGTAAAACCAAAGCCTTGCTTAACACGGGTGTATGTATTGTTGGCATACAGAGAGCCTTCGTTAGTTTTAAACCAGCGAAGAAGTTGCTCATCTGTTGCGCCATCCAGAATCTGACGAACTACTGGGTCCATAACACCTGACTCAGGGTTACGGAAGTGCATGTTAAGGATGTTTGCCCAGCCCTCAAAGTAGCGTGGGTCGTTTGGTTCTACAAGGCGCACAGTACGAGAACCAATGCCTGCAGAGAAAGCCATTTCTTGTGATGCAACTAGAGCGTTCCATGTTTGCTCAGCAGATGTACGACCAAGGAACCATGATGCTTCTTCAAAAGCCTTAGGCAATTCATAGGTGTGTCCGTTTGCATCAAATTGATTAAAGAATCTACGGTTAACATTTCCCTTGCGGTCAACTTCAATAGTTCCATAACCAAGGCGTTGTTTAACAGCCATTGTTTCTGCACGAGATACACGAGCACCTACACGAGCAGCCATGTCATCAAGATGAGCATGGGCAAATGCATAGTCACGAGAAAGGTTTTCAGCAGCATCTACAACACCATTGTTAATCATTGACTGAACATTGTCTTTTGTGTAGTAAGGAGATACTGCTAAATCATTAACACCTGAACGCTCACGGCGAATAGCCTTGCGCTTTGCAGCACGGCGTGCTTCTGGTGTTGTAAACTTGGGTTCAAAATCTGTGGCAACTTGCCAGTCCATTGCTTCACCTTGTTTAGCCATCATAGCCTTAAGGTTTGCATCTACTTCACGAGTGCGACCGTTGTTTCCAATGGCTTCTGGTAGCGCAACATGGCTCACGCCACCTGCACGGGCATCATCTAATACAACAGCGCGACCATAACCATTGTCACGCATGTACTTTAATACTGGACTCTTTGGGTCTTGCCAACCTTTAGATTTAATCCATGTACGGTAGTTAGACTTCTTGCCATCAAAAGCAGCCTCACGAAGTTCAACAGGAATATCATCCCAGTTAGTCATGTGCAATGGCTTGCCATATACACGGTATGGTTCAACCTTACCCTTTGAATATCCTACGCGAAATACTGCGCGGTTAGACCATTTGTCTGCTTTGAATAAAGACATTTCTGCTTCATCTGTATCTGCAGCAAGTACAAGTGTGTCATAGTCAATGCTCTTGACTTTCTTCCATCTACCACTAGAGTCTTTATACTCAACAAGTTTGCCAGCATTAACAGCCTCAATCATATCTGACTGCAATGCAAGCGTTGCTTCGTTAACTAAATCTTCACGCTTTGGCGTAGGTAATGTTCCACCTTCTGGTGTTGGTTTAGTACCAAGACGACCAGGGCGACCAGTCTTTGTTGGGATGTATTGTTCAACAGAGGCAATAACTCCACCCTCTGCATACTTAGATGCTCTATTGTTTGAAGTAGAGCCAACAAGTGGGCGATTAGGGTCAAGATTAAATGCTTCTGGTGAACCGTGATAAATTGTTACAGAGTTTAAATCATCAAGGGCACCTTGCAAGATACGAATTTCATCTGCTGGTTCTAATGGACCAGAGCCATCGCCTAATGTTTTAACAACATTGAAGCGGTCATTTTCAACTTCACGAATACGCTCTGAAATAGCCTTAGCAAGTTGCTGACGGCTCATATCAATAGAACGCAACTTGTCTGCTTCGTGAGCAAACTCTTGTTGCAATACTCTAATGTCGTCTACCTTGCCAGTCAAGACACTTACATGGTCGCCTAAGCGTTCAAATCCAACTTTACGGTTTTCAAAGAAACGAGCAATACCTTCTTTGCCATTTGCTGCAACCATAGATGGTAGAGCAAAACCTTTAGCCAACATAGATAGTTGTGCTTCTGTAAGGTTGCGAACTGTGTAGCCAAGGCGCATAAGTACAGATGTTTTAAAAATGTCGTTAATAGTATCAAGGGATTGCATGCCCTTAAGCCCACGCACATTAAGTGCTTCAACATCTATACCATCAAGTAGTGTAGGAAGTACGCGCCTGTGAGCATCAATACCAAATTTTAATTTACGAAGGTCTGCAATAATTACTGTGTTAGCAGATTCGCTTTGCAGAACTGGAGCATGAACACTGTGGTTAAGTTGGTCACCATTAAAGTGGGAAATAAATCCTTGGTCTCTCATCTTCTTAATACCAGCAGCACGGCGTGAATCGTATAGAGAATAAATTTTGTCTAGTTGTTCTTGTGAGTATCCATAGTCACCAAATAGGTGGTCAATGGCAGCCTTCTCAGCACGCTGAATAGTTGCAAAGCGCTCACCTTCGGTGGCTGCTGCAAGATATTGGTCTGCAAATCCTTTAGCCTGTGGACCAAAGGTATTGCCACTAAGGTCATTAGCCTCACGAAGAAAAGTATTAAACTCACGGTATGAGTTTGCATCGTTTACATGGAATACACCACTTGGGCGTTCTTCACGGAAGTATTCGCCAACCTTTGATATTGGTTTTGTAATAACACGGATGGCTGGGTGTAACGATGTTTTTTGAAGAATAGTTACTACTGGTTCACCAAATGCCCTAGATGCTTCTTTTCTTGCTGCTTTGATAGCGCTGCCTCTAGCAAGACCAATTCCAAAACCTTCACGAATTTCACGACCTGTGGCAACTTGTTCCATTATTGCACGGTAACGAGGTGAAGTAGCAATCATGTCTGAAACATAAGTACCCATTGCTGCGTTGTATTCTGGTGAAACAAGTATATCGCCTTCAAGATTACCGTTCATTAACTCACGGTGTGGGTGAGGTACATTGTTTAAACCGTCAATAACTAACCCAACTTCTGGGTCTTTCTGTGCAAGTAATGCTTGTGCTTTAGGGTCTTTACCAAGTACTGCACGGTATGTTAATAGTACTTCTTCTGGACTACTAGCCTTACCAAAAAGAAATGCCATACCATCAGCGTTAGTTACTTTCTTTTTAGCCCAGTAACCAGCCTGTTGTGCTGCATCAGATTCTGCAAGAAAAGCAATATCATCGGCAGCCTTACGAGAACCAGACTTGCCTTGTGTATTGATGTATTCAAGACCTTTATCAATATCTCTGGCAATAGTTTCGTTAGTTGTGTACTTACCAAATACAGCACGAGCCAACTTACCGTTAATGTTTTCAGCCATTATTCCTTTAGAGATAATGACTGCGCCTTTACCAAAGAAACCAGTAACGGTCAATGGGTCAATGATAGTAGATGCTGCTAAATCCTGTACACCAGATATAAACTTGCCTGTGTACTGGTCCTCAAACGCTATTTTGCGGTCCTCTGGGTCAAACAAATCAAAGCCAGATGAAAGAAAGCGGAAGTTACGAGCAGTAAAGTCATTGTCAAAGTGAGGATTAAATTCACCTGAGTTCTTTCCTGGAGAAAGAAGTGAAAGAGTTGCTTGACCAAGAGAGACTTCATCTTGTTTGGCATCTACGCGAAGGCGGTAATCTTCGTATGATTCATCTTTATTTTTAAATTTGTTGTACATCAATGGAGATTCAATCAATCCATTTGTGATGCCACGGCGTGCTATACCGCCTGCTTCATAGGACTTTTCGCCCACATAAAACAAACCTTTAACCACACCACGCACAGGAGTGGTGCCAATCTTGGCAACATCTTTAACTAAGTTGATGCCATCTACATACCAAGGGTCATCATTAGAACCTGAGGTAGCCATATCGTGGATAAGTCCTGGTACACCTGTAAAATCGGCAAAAGATTTAGCCATTTTACCAACATTGTTATACCAAGTCATTATTGTTGACCTGTTGGTGTCGTAACCTGTGTTCCTAACCAGCGAACCCAGTTCTTAAACGCTGCGGATGAGTTAGGACCTTCTGCAATCTGACGATATACAGGTAAATGTGCTACCAATTTGGCAATATCTTGGTCATTTTGCGCTGCAAGCATTGCAGATGATGCAAGTGCGCCACTTCCTGGACCTGCACCCATAGCAGCACCTGCAGAGATTGCTTCATCTGGACGGTTTGTTGGTGCACCTAAAGGAATAACATCTTGATTCTGACTTAAGGCAGAGCGAAGTGAACCCATTGGAGTAGCAGTTGGAGTAGAACCTGATTTATTCATCATTGCTGATGTTTGAAGTTCCATATTTCCAGCATCGCCAGTTCTTTCATAGTCATTTGACATGTAAGTTGCTGGTTGTCCGTTAGTACCTGCACCACCTGTGCCTGATACTTTCATATTAGTTGCTTTTGCTTCTGCCATTTTGTCCTCCGCTATAAGAGCGCTATTAAAAATTAGTGAGTAGTTTAAAAACATACTCAGGTTTAGTTCGCCACTTATTTATAGTTGCTGTACGGTGGCAACTGCGCAAAATTACTTTGAACCGCGTGTACCTTTTGGTTGCTTTGTGAACATTGTGACGGTTGCGCCAGGCTTTGAAGCCTTTGGCATACCAGTGTTCTTAGGCTGTTGTGTAGGTGCTTTTCCAGAACCGCCCTGATTTGCAGGCTTTGAGCCTTTGCCAGGTTGATTGTTTGGAAGTTTTGCTGTGCTTGTGTTTGCCATGGTTTACCCTCCTCCCGTTAGATAGGTAGTCGCCGTGCGACCGTTGCTTGTAGATTTGCTTCACCTCGTGCACCTAAAGATGCAAGTAGTGATTGAACATCGGGGCGACCGCCTGGTGCAATTTGTCCAGGGGCTATGCCCTGCATGCGACCAGTTTCAGACATACCCATAGGTAAACTTTCCGCGCCACCTGCTGCAGCCTCACCTGGCATGCCTTGTTCAGGACTTCCTGTCGCAGGGGCAGAGGCAGCAGGGGCGGGAACCTGTGGTGCGAACGCCATCTGGATTGCTTCTTCTATCTGCGTACCCTTTTGGCGTTGGCTAATAACCATAGAAAGTTTGCGTAGGATGTCTGACGGGTCCTGTCCTTGACTTGCAAGGGCTGGAATCGCTTGTGCGTATGAAGCAATTGCTTGTTTCATGGCATCGCGTAGTTCTTCTGTCTCAACCTTTTGTTCTTCTTGTGTAGCATTAAAAGAAAAAGGCATTTGACGGCGTAGGAAATCACGAGAAATTAACTTATCACCGCGTGCTTGTAGTCCAAAGACTAATGCACGGTTAGGGTCAAGTCCTGCCATCAAACCATATTGAACATCTACGGTGTAGTCACCATCAATATCCTTGGCTGGACGGTATTTAACATTGTAAGGTGTACCGTTGTAGATACCTCTAAGTTCTTTTTCTTCACTTGTAAATACAACTTCATCTACCTTAAGGGCAAGACCAAGTAATTCTGTAAATGCACGAGCAAACATTGCGTGGGCTGTTTTAATCTGGGTATCAAATCCACCCATAAGAGCCTTAACGCCTTGACCTGTAATGATTGAAGCATCTGATTGACCTGCTCGTACTTCAGGAAAGCGTGAACCTAAACGGAGTTCCTGCTCAAGAACTCCTTGCTGTGCGAACACATTATTAGGAAGTTCAAGCGGTACTCTACGAATCTCATTAGGCTTACTGGAACGCATAATTGCATCTGGTCCAAGGGCTAACTCCTGACTATCCAAAGGCATCGCAATAGGAGCCTGTACTGCTTTGGTTGCTGCTTCAAGAGAAAGAAGCGCATAACGAGCCTTGGCAACTTGAATTGCAAGTACATCGTCAAACTGACCGCGGGATTGGTCATCCAAAGATGGGCGTTGAACAATACGAATCATGCACTCACCCATAAGGTTTGGTGCACGGTCTAATACTAAATTGTTTTTGTTAGGCATGAATAGAACTTCTTGGTCCTTATCATGGAAACGAACAATTTCAGACATGGTAGAAGTGTTGTTCTTATCGTAAATAAGATGTGCTACTTCTGGATACTTAGCCATAAGTTCTTCTGTTGGCTTATTCATGCGCTGGAAGAACATAGTTACGCGACCATAGCGGTCTACAACTGGGTATGAACCTAGTGAATCAAAGAACTTAATGCGTGGCATGCGCTCATCAAGGTCAACTTCAACCTGTGCTGGAACGAAACCGTAGGTAACATAACGGTCTGCAGCATTAAACATCTGGGTCTGTAGGTCAGAAAAATTTACAATGCCATTAACAATTTCGCCACGCTTATCTGCTTTCTTACGAGCAGTCTCTGTAGACATTGATGTTGATGTACAGCCAAAGGATGGCAAAGGTGCAATCACTTCTGCTAAGTCACGGGCAGCAATATCAACCATGTTTGCCACGATAGGGTTCTCAAAAGGACCATCGGGGAAAAGGTCAGGGTAAACATCACGCATCTTTCCTTGACGAACTTGAAGAACCTGATTCATGCGTTGGTCGCGGTCATCGTACATACGGCGGTAACGGTCATAGTGATTCTTAATTTCTTCAACTGAAAGTGCCATGTTCACCTCCTATCTTAATTGTAAGCGTAGTCACCGAGGTTAACGGTCACTTGTTGGGATTTGTCGTACTTAGTATGAAAGATAGAACTAGCAGCATGACGGCGAGCAAAGTAAGTTGCGTTGGCAACTCTGTCGCGTGCTGCAAGTTCTGCAAACCAGAAAGCCATTACGCAGTCTGTCTTTTGTGATTTAGGAGCATCTGGATACCAAGTAACCAGTTGTTCAATTAAAGCCTTTAAGCCTTCGGAAGCATGTGTAGATGGGAACTCAATAAGGTTTGTGCCTTCGTCATAACCAGAAAACAAAGTAGTAAGAGATGCCACACCAAAGTCAGTATCCCATTTATTGTTTCCAGTATGGTGTTCTTTAAGTATGGCACCCCTCGCTGATAGGTATTCCCGTACCTCACGGTCCTGAGTTAACATTGCTTGAAATGCATTTTTCTCAACACGCCACTCAGAAATCGTATACTTGTCAGTCCAGTCTTTTATTAACTGACGGATAGCATCTGGTTTCATGCCTTGGACATTGGATACATCTATTAGATAACGCTTCTGGGTATTGACATCAATGCCAAGACATACAGCAGCGGTATAGCCAGCCATCGCTGGGTCAAGACCTGCAACAATAATTAAACCATCCATGCCCGCTTCGCGGTTACCAGATTTATTCTTTGGTATAAGACCGATATTACGAGCACCGTTAATTACACCTTTGACAGCCTCGGAAGGGAAAGCGCTATCCTCGTGTACCTGTTGCTGTTGGTAAACCATTGCCCACAGATTAGGAGACATACGCCCACGCTTCTTATGTAGAGCAGCGCCATCCCATTTGGTATAGAGTCCGTTTTCATCTGGGATGCCTTTGCCTGATACAGGTGGCATATTGGTCTTAGCCCAGAGGGTAACCCAGTCTTGTGTATCTTCGGAAAATTCTAATACCGCAGGCTGTGCAAAATAAGTCCATGGTGATGTTTCATCTGGGTATCGCATAGGGTCACGAAGTTCAGAGTACAAGTCCTTTGGGCGAAGGCGAGTGCCTACGACAAGTAACTTGCCTCCGTCATTGTCAATACGAGACATAACTTCGGATTGAATCCAGTCAATCTGCTTTTCATATTCATGGGCGTTGGTATGGTCAACACAGTCGTCCATGATAATTAAGTCAGCACGGGCACCGTAGATATGTCCACGGATACCAATGGCTTGTACTGTTGGGTCCTTCTCACCTGAGTTACGGGCTTCGGAGGATAGATAAATTAAGTCCTGCTTCCACGAATCAGAGTTTTTTTCAAAGCCACCTGGAGGTCCAAAGGCTAAATGTAAATCCTGATAACGAGGATGAGTGAGTCTGTTCTTGATGGAGAGCAGGAACTTTTGCGCCATAGCCTGTGTCTTGGATACAACCAAAATACGGATGTTTGGGTTACGGCAAATCTGGTAGAGAGCATAGTTGACCGTGATGGTTGTAGACTTTGCATGCTCAGGCGGTGTATTGATAATAATTAAATCTGGGTCGCCAGGTTCATATATGATGCTTGGGTGTACATCGGAAGGGGGTGTACCTTCCAACAAATCTACCCAGTGTTTTTGATGGGTAAAAACTTCTACCCCTAGGTACTTCATTGAGAACTCAGGGAACGGAGGTACCTCAACGGTTCCAGTCTGTAGTTCTCCACGGGCGGTCATAGACCGTACCTTGTCAATCTGTAGACCGAAGGATGGGTCTGTCTTACGATAATACTCGTAGGTCTTAACTGACCGACCGACAGCATCCATCGCTTTCTGGACGGAGTAGCCTTCCATTAAAAATTCAATAATCTGCTTCTTTATGGCATCCGACTTTTGGGATGCAGCAGTAACTCTTTTTCTTTCCATAGGCTGTGTAGCGAATCCGCTTTATGTTAGATTCGCGCTTTCCTTTCCTAACCGTAGGCTGTAGCCCCAAGGCGGAAGCCGAAGGTTAGGGCTTAATATAGGGGGGAGCCTTAGGCTCCCTATAGCACTAAGCGGTAGGGCGTAATATGTGTAGCCCTACACTATAGTATTAGGTGTCCAAAGACACCTTTTTGGACATCTGTTTTTAAAGTATTTTTATATTCTTTTACCTACGGCATAGCCTACGGTAAAAGTGCTGGTCAGCGCACACATGACGGACCCTATCAAAGTTATGTGGGTGCATACACATACACACATACACACGCATATTTAAAACCCTGGGGTCACAGACCCTGCAAAGTCTCCTCTGTTTACAAGACTTTTTGCGCTGCTTTGATTGCTTTGCGGGGCTTTGCTAGGGCTTTGCTTTGCTATCTCTAGGCGTTGCGACTACTAGAGCCTCGCCCTCAATCGCGGGGGGCAACGGGGAAGCACACGCACGCTTAAGCGTAGATGTGAGTTACATCACATTTTTGCAAATGTCCGATTTGTCTATTGACAGCGCTTGAACAGGGCGCGTATCTTCTGTCTTACGGCAACACCGCCGATGACAGGAGACAGAAAATGCAAACAGCACTTAAGACAGAAAACGCAAAGGCAGAAAACCTTTCTACTTTGGCAATCGCACTAGAAAAGGCTCATGCAATCATCAAGGAAGAAACAGGAGCGCCACGCGCCACAATCCTTGTGACCCGCAATCTCAAGGGGCGCAAAGGTCACTTCACTCACTTCACCCCATGGACAGCGGGCGGAGATTCCTTTCATGAAATCGCGTTCAATCTTGAGCACTTCACAACAGCAGAAGAACTCTTGAGCACTTTGATTCATGAAGTCGCTCACTCTTTGAACTTCCAAAACGGGATTCAAGATACAAGCGCTAACCAGTATCACAATGCAAAGTTCAAGACACAAGCCGAGGCGTTAGGTCTTAAGACCATAGAAGTTCAAGGCAAAGGTCATGCCTCAACAGAACTCACAGAACTAGGTGCAAAGCGATGGAAGAAAGCCCTTGCAATCCTTGTAAAGGCGCTAGAACTCACCGCAACAGGTGAGGGAACAGCAAAGCCAAAAGGCAGAAACACCAACTTAATCAAGGCGCAATGTCCATGTGAGCAGATAATCCGCGCAAGCGCCTCAGTCATCAAATCAGG